TCAAAAGGGGACATTCCAAAAAGGATATACCCCACAGACCCTCAGATCACTTATTGAGTCTGAGCTTCCTGAAGCAAAAGTTGTAAGAACCAACTATGGGGACATAGGGTTCAAGGTGACCAAGCCTAAAAACAAAATCGGTCAAGACTCAATGGATGCTGGAGCAGGTGTAGAAACAATTAAAGAGTCCGATGCTAACACGGAGCAAGGAACCCCCGCTCCCGATTCTGATGTCCAATTGATACCTCTTACTGGTAACCCAATCCCTTGGGATCAAAATATTTCTCGTCAAGTCCGGTTCATGCCGGAATCCAACCGAAACGCATTCCCAACGATGTCTCCCAAATTACTCGCAGAAATAGAGAAGGAAACATCAACATTAGCGGCAATTCATATTGATCGCATGAGGGTTGGGGAATACATGGGTATAGATCTACAGGGTGGTATGTTCTACCCAACCATTAAGGAGAACTTGAAAGAGGGTGTTGTTTGGGCTTTCAACTCAACAGGCGTAGCGAGAACTGTTGCAAACAGAGCGGCACAAAACAAAGGCTATGTTAAATTGGTTTTGATGCAGGAAGGAAATGTAGTAGGAAACAAAACATTCACAAATATCTGGTTCAAGGTTCTTTCGGACAGCATAGACAAAAAGAAAATATCAAAGGATTTAGCCTTATCTGAGCTAAATTTTGCCCGGAAAGTTGTTTACAACAAAATTAAAAGCAAAGATATTAAGAGAAATCCTTGGGTGTCTAGACACGCATCAGATTGGGAGTCATTGGATGAGGCTAGGGAATCCATATTATCGATGCCTCAGATAGAACGGGGCGGTTCTTATTTCAAGAAATCTAAAACACAGACGAAAGCGGAAGGTGAGAAAATGGCATATCAAGCACTACTGTCACAGAAAATGACAAAGCTTGGATTCCCTGATGCTAGGAAGATCGTCAGCGATATTGAGGAGCCAGCATTCAAAGGGATACCCACCGGGGCTGCTGTTGCAATTATTAAATTTAATCCTTTAGCCGCAGATGAGAAAGTCATGACAGCAAAGGAGGCAGGGGTTCCAGAGCATATGTCATACGGCTGGGTGCTAAAAGGGAAACCAGTCGCAAAGATTGGATACTATCAAGTTATTGATGAAACCTTCCCGACAACAAAGGGTCAAATAATGACCCAGCAGAACACCAACTTTCCTGTTAGAGCTTCTATTCCATCTAAAAAATCAGCAAGGGGTGAGATTAAATACAATCAGGCAACTCAATTATCTATTGCCAACGCTGCTAAGATGAAATAATCGACCATTATTTTCAACATGAGCGAAGAAATGCAAGAATCCCAGCCACCCGAGTGGTTTGCCGAAGTCCTCGAAAGGGCTAAGGCGCACGGCGACCGGAAGAGGGTTGAGTATTGGAACCCACAAGCGGCTGCAAAGGCTCTCTGGTTGCTCGCACAGGGTCGCAGCTACTGTGCCATAGCAAAGGAGACTGGGATCGATAGGAAGACCATCAGAAGCCTCGAGTGGAGGCATGAGGATACCCTCGAGACCAAGCGCAAGGACTTCTCAAGGAAGTATGCTATCGCGGCGGAAGAGTACACCGATTTGCTATTTCAGAAAGCGGAGCAGCTTGCCGACGATCCAGATCAACTCAAGAACATCTCACCCGACCGTCTGGCTCTCACAGTGGGTATCATGACGGATAAGGCTACGCAACTTGCTGGTATGGCTGGCGTGGTGATCGAGCATCGCAAGGGGGCATCTATTGAGGATGCTGCTATAATGATCGCACAGGCTAAGGCAAGAGTCGCTACCCGGATGTCCAACGTGATCATTGACGTAGCATGAAGTGGAGTCCTCACCAGATCCTGACCCCTCCATCCGAGGATGAGATTGCGGAGATGGAGCCAGAGGAGCTTATGGAGATCCACCGGATCTACCATGAGGCTATCGAGAACGCCGAGAAAGACCCATTCCGATACGGGTTCAAGCTACCCCACTGGGTAAAGGCTGAAGAGGCATTATTAGAGGTCACTGAGGTCGTAGCACTTGGAGGCAACAGGTCAGGAAAAACGATTTTTGGTGCTTACTCAATCGTTCGTTCTGCGGTGGAAAACCCCAACTGCGAGATATTTTGTTTCGCACAGACATCTGAGGTATCGATCCGCCAGCAGCAGAGCGCGGTCTATGACTGGCTCCCTGCGGAGCTAAAGACCAAGCAGACAAGCGCGGGTGCGTATATTAGCTACACCAAGAAGAACGGGTTCACAGACGGGAGTCTAATCCTCCCTAACGGGTCGCAAATCATCTTTAAGACATACTCCCAGTATCAGAACAACCCCACCATTCTGGAGGGAGCGGAGCTTGGTAGCAGGTCACCTGTGTGGCACAATATCGGCGTATGGCTGGACGAGTATCTACTCGGGCCGGAACTGATCAATACACTGCGCTTCCGACTAGCCACGCGGGACGCTAAGATGCTGGTCACATTCACCCCCATCGATGGCTGGACTGAGGTCATCAAGGAGTATCTAGACGGGGCTACGACCATCGAGTCACGCCATGCGGAGCTACTCAAGGGCGAGTTAGTCCCCTACATCCAGCGAGCAAACCCCAAGAAGCGCAACGCATCAATCCACTACTTCCACTCGCAGGATAACCCGTTCGGGGGCTACGACCGCATCAAGGAGGCTCTTGAGGGCAGGACGCGGGAGGAGATCCTCATCCGCGCCTACGGAGTCCCTGTGAAGTCTCAGGCGACCAAGTTTCCGAAGTTCAACACTGCCGTAAATGTAATTCCAAAGGATCAAATTCCAACTAAGAACGTGACCCGATACCACATTATCGACCCGGCTGGAGCAAAAAACTGGTTCATGTGCTGGCTGGCTGTGGACGAGACAGGAACGTATTACGTCTACCGCGAATGGCCTAGCGTTGAATACGGCGACTGGGCTGAGTGGAAAAACGGTAAATGGATACCCGGGGAGGCTGCTAAAGGGCTTGGGTATGGCATCAGGGACTACGTCGAACTGATCAAGAACTACGAGGAGGAGGAGGAGATATTCGACAGGCTTATCGACCCTAGGCTGGGTGCTGCTCGCTACCAAGCCTCTGACGGGGCCTCGTCCATCATCGAGGATCTGGGCGAGATGGAGATCATATGCAACCCTGCGCCCGGGCTGGAGATCGAGGAGGGGCTACAGGCACTACTCAGCAAGATGAGTTACGACACCAGCCGACCGTTAGACTCGGTCAACCGACCGCATTTTTATATCAGTTCTGACTGCGAGAACATCATCAGGGCGTTGGCAGAATACACAGGCGATCAGGGGCTAAAGGAAGCGTGGAAGGATCCTATTGACGTTCTGCGTTACTCTGCCATTGCTGACCTAGATCACGTTGACGCAAAGCGATCAAAAGTAACAATTCAAGGCAATGGCGGATATTAAAGACTGGAAGCAAAAGGAAGTCGCGGAGAAGCTGGGAGTCACCCCCACCGAGGCTAAGGCATATCGTGACGAGTTTTTGACCAAGGGGGTGGACTGGGACAAGACCGGAGCCACCATCTACTGGACTGACCACGCACTGTGGATGATGAAGAAACACCTCGCCACCCCGGTCACCGAGACCGAGGAGATTGAGGTATACGTCATTGAAGCCGCTAGAAACCCGCGTTTCGTCTATGGCGACCTAAACGGAAGCCGCATCCCTATTGAATGCTCGCAGAAACTCTCCCAGAGGATCGTCAAAAAAAGAATCAAGGTGACACTCCGAGAAGAAAACGGGGAAACCTATTACAGCTATAATCCATGAAATCCGAATCACCAGAAAACATTAACGACGAGTCACTGATCTACACTGCGAATGAGCCAGATATTGAGACACTCCGCAGCGCATACGACAACTGCTTAATTGACCTCGATGAATACTTTGAAGTCTGTAATCGCAGCTATGATGATCGGCGGAATATCTGGGATGGTAAAACCACCGACCTTCGCAAGAACGGGTCTAATGCCTTCCCTTGGGACGGCGCATCGGACATGGAGGTAAATGTCATTGGGGAGCGCATCGATGCTTTCGTGGCGATCCTAGACCAAGCCCTTACCCGTTCTCACATCAAAGCTTTCCCAACCTCTACTGCATCGATCCCGAGGGCGGCACTGGTATCCTCGTTCCTCAAGTGGATGAAGTCCAGCTACATCCCGGACTTCAAGAACCAGATGGAGCTTGGTGCTAACTACCTGCTTGAGAAAGGCATCATGGTCACCTATGTGGGCTGGAAGCGCGAGAAGCGCACCTTCCTGCAAGAAGTGTCACTGGAGGAGCTTGCACAGGCATCCCCAGAGATGGCCGAAATGATTATCAACGCGGTCGATGACGATATGCTGGTAGACATGATCGTTCAGGCATTCCCGAACATGAACGCCAAGCGCGTTAACAAGTTCCTGCGGGAGATCCGCAAGATGGGCAGGGCGAGCATCCCGGTTCCCCGCCTGTCGGTCAACTGCCCCTTCGTGCAGTCCTGTGCGCCTGATGGTGAGGTTCTATTCCCCTCATACGTCATCGACCCGCAGGCTGCTCCATACGTCTTCTGGAGGACGTTCGTGACCGCTCAGGAGCTTGAGAAGAAGGTAGCCACAGAGGGCTGGGACGAGGAGTGGGTGAGGAAGGCTATCGAAGATCTTCGCGGAAAGGATTCGTATTACCTAGACGGACAGAAGGCGAAGCGTTTCACCAACCTGCCCATCGCAAACGACGATGACTTAGTGATGCTGGTATACGCCTATCAGCGTCTGATCGATGAGGATGGAGCCGAGGGCATCTACTGCACGGTATTCAACCCTAACGTCGATGGATATGCGAAGACTGAGCTACTGAATGGATACGATGACTATCCGTTCGTGACCACCCGCCTGAGTTACAACCAGAACCGGATGTATGAGGTTCAGACGTTTTCCGATATCCTCCGTGGATCGCAGCTACAGATCAAAACCGAGCGTGACAGCCGGATCGACAGAGCGAGCCTAGCCACCCTGCCACCGCTCATGCACCCTGCTGGCAGACCACCCTCGGACTGGGGGCCGGGTCGCCGGGTTCCATATCGCAGGCTCGGGGAGATCGCATTCGGGCCGATCCCGCCAGCGGACAACGGGTCGATGGAGATCGAGCTATCCATGAACGCGCAGGCAGACCGCGCAGTGGGACTCGACCTGAGCAGCCCCATATCATCGGTTCGCCAGCAATTCTATGTTAACAAGTATCTCGACCACGTTAAGGATGTCCTCGGGCTGGCGTGGAAGCTGTTCCAGCGCATGGGGCCGGATGAGATATTCTTTCAGGTAACAGGCAACCCTAACCCGCAGACGATGACCAAGGGATCACCGGACGAGAACTACTCATTCTCGGTATCCTTCGACTCACTCAGCGCAGACCCGGACAACGCCGAGTCACGCATGAAGCAGATCGGGAGCCTCGTTCAGTTTGACCGCAACGGGCGGATCGATATGGACAAGTTCCTTGAGTTCGCTGCCATGAGCATCGACCCGGTGTTCGGGGACTATGTCCTGCAACCTGCCGAGGAAGCCACCGCGAAGGTGCAGAAACAGGTCACAGATGACCTAGCGAAGATCTACGCTGGCATAGAGATGCCTGCACAGCCTAACGGCGCACAGATCGCCATGCAGATGCTACAGGCATATGTACAGCAGCCTGACGTAGCTCAGAGGGCGCAGAACGATGAAGCATTCGGCGGAAGACTTCAGAAGTATGCGGAGCAATACCAGTTCCAGATGCAACAGGCACAGAACGCCGAGATCGGACGCATCGGGACAGCACCTGCGGAGATGGGTGGGATACAGACACAAGGAATGAATCAGCAATAATATGCCAAGTCCCTTCAAAAACACCTTGATTGGATCTAATCGGGATTACAACATCCCGCTTCTTAAGAGTTATGGTGGATATCCTGTCTTATCGGCTAAAAGCCTTGGTCTTGAGGACTATTACAACAAGGAAGGAAAAAATGTAGCTGGAATGGCTTGGGGCGGAACTAAGAACCCGCCCGGACAAGGTAAGGGCGAAGCTCCCTCCATAATCCCAAACCAAAACTATTTCAAGGGAGATCCCCGTGGATATAACGCACTAGTTAAACTGGAAGCCTCTCGCCATTGGATGAGTGAAAACGATTACAACCCCAAGTTCAAGATAACCCCAGAGATTCAAAAATGGAGAGAGAAAAACTTCAAGGATGCGGGAGAGGCAGGGGTGGCTTACTTAAATGATGACAACGCACTCAGGCAAACCATCATCTCTAGGGTTATAGGTGGTGATAAAAATATCCCGACCCTTACCAGCGAAGCTCGTAATGAAGCTAGGATTGTCGAGGGTAAGCTCATGGATCAAGAGAGGAAAAGTAAACCCGGAATATCTGACATGGTAATCGATGCCATCCGAATCAAACCATTCTACAAAAAATAATATGAAACAAGGACTATACGCAAACATTAATGCAAAAAAGGCTCGCATCAAAGCGGGGAGCGGAGAGAAAATGAACAAGGTAGGCAGCAAGAAAGCACCGACTGCAAAAGACTTCCGCGACTCAGCTAAAACTGCTAAGAAGAAATGAGTGCAAGTTCAAAACATTACACAAAAAGCGGTAAGCTCCACACTGGGGCTGTTCACAAGATGAACGGTCAAGTTCACACTGGAGCAAAGCATACCGCATCCAGCAAGCCATTGACTCATTCTAAGCCTAAGCCTAAGAAGTAATGGAAAAGAGGTTCACCAAGGTAGTCACCAATCCCGCCACCGGACGCAAGAGAACTGTGAAGTTCGGGCAAGCTGGCAAAGCTGCGGATGGCGGTGATCGTATTCGTCCTTCCACGAAAAAAGCTGATAGTTATTGTGCTAGGTCGAATGCGATCAAAGGAGATTGGCGTAGTGACCCCAACTCACCAAACAACTTGTCCCGCCGCAAATGGAAGTGCAGCGGAAGTAAATCAATGAAATAATATGATACCCATCCCAACACTACAAGAAGCGGTCGCAATCCTCGTCAACAACGAGGAGTTCAAAGTATTCCTATCATTCCTAGCTGACGAGAGGGAGGCGTTTATATCAACCCTGCGGCAAGCAGAGAACCAGAACGAGGTAATGAAATTGGCAGGATCAATTTCCACCCTTGACGAGATACTTCAATTCGTGAATATTGCTTCTGAGAAGTAATTCTCGTTCATGTTTGGGTTGGTTACCCCGCCCTAGTAGTTAAATGCTACTAGGGCGTTTTTGCGTCCCGGGTGGGGGGGTTGACAATAAAATATTATCCTAGCAGTTCTCATTCATCGCTATCGCCTAGCGTAATTGGCGTTTTAAGATATGAGTGAAGAATCTACAGCCATCGCTGGGGCTACAGAACCAGTGTCAAACGTATCGGTTGAGGAGTATATTGCTCGCAGATCCGGTATTGCATCACAAGAAGAAGAACAAGCAGGGGAATCCGAGGAGGATGCCGAAGTAGAATCGGAGGAACAGGAAACTGAACCCGAGGATGATACCGAGTATACCGATGAGGAGGAGGATGCAGGTTCCGATGAAGCTGAAATAGATTTGCTTAATCTATCAACTGAGCAGATTCAAGAATTGGCTAAGAAAGGCAAGAGTCGCTTGCTCCAACGTGTAGGAGAACTAACCGCACAGAAGAAACTGCTGGAAGAAAAGCTCCAGCAACAGGCGACAGCAAAACCTACGAAGGAGGTTCCACAGGATGAAAATCCATTCAGGAACATCTCCGACCCGAAGGAGTTGCTTGCTAAGTATAGCGAGCTTGAACAGGTCTTAGATGATACTGACGCTATCCTTGAGGAGCATGAAGATTACGGCCCGGACGATATTATTACCGTGGGCGACCGTGAATTTACCAAGAGGGAGATTCGGAAGGCAAACCGCAACGCTCGGGAATCAATTACTAAATTCATTCCTGCCCAAGAGAAGCAGATCGCCAAGATCCAGCAACTCGCACACATGGAAGAGCAGTATTCAGCCGCCGCAAAGAACGAGGTTCCAGACATCCTAGACATTGAGTCAGAGGTCGGAGCAAGGTTCCAAGCAATGATGCAAGACCCAATCGCTCAACAGGTAAAAATCAAGATTCCAGAGCTTGGCTATCAGCTAGAATACATCCTAGCCCATGCCGCCAACTCCATATTCGGCAAAGGAAAGTCTCGCGTTAATGTTTCAGCAGTTGGAAGTAAGTTGAAGATAAATCCATCCTCATCACCAACGGTAGCTGCGGTAAACTCGAGATCGAATAAGCCAAGGAAGGCAGTGGAGGCATACAGCAAGTT